CCAATAAACCTATTCGGCTTGTGCTGCTCAAGGCGAGGCAGTGGGGAGGTTCAACTGCTTCACAACTGTATATGGCTTGGTTGCAGCTCGTCCACAAGGTTTCCCTTAACTCGGTTATTATTTCGCAGACCAAAAAGACTTCTTTCGCCATCAAGGCCATGTACGACCGCACTCTCAATTCTTATCCTCTCTCCATGCTCCACCGCTTGGGTGAGTCTTATGATGAGCATGAGCCGAAGATGACTAATGTCGGAATGTCGGGCGATTACAAGCGAGTGCCGCAGCGTGACTGCACCATTACCATAGCTTCTTATGAAGCCCCCGATGCACTCCGTGGCGATGCCTATTCGCTTGTCCATTGTTCTGAGGTCGGATTGTGGACCCCCACCGATAAGAAGTCGCCAGACTCTGTTGTGCGCTCTGCATGCTCAGGTATCCTGTTGCGCCCTTATACGATGATTATATATGAGTCCACGGCAAACGGCACGGGAAATTTCTTCCAACTTGAATATGACGCTGCTAAAGCCGGGAGGTCTCAGTTTCAGTCGCTATTCATTTCATGGTTCGACATTGACCTCTACCGCACTCCTTTCGCCTCTGACGCTGACCGTGACGCTTTTGCGCAACACTTGTGGCTAAACCGTGAGAACGTCAATGTCGCTTCCAACCGCGAAGAACCGGGCATTTATCTCTGGTGGCTATGGCAACAGGGCGCAACTCTTGAAGCGATTAATTGGTATATCGCTGAACGTGCTGGCAAAAGCTCCCATGAGGTTATGGCGGCTGAATATCCAACTGACGATGTGGAGGCTTTCGTGCATTCCGGTTCACGTGTGTTCGATAAGTACAAGGTCGAGCATCTAAAGCCCACATGCAAGCCACCCAAGTTTATCGGTGACATATACGCCGACCATGACGAAGGCAAGAATGCCCTTGTCAGTCTTCGTTTCTCTGAGGACTGCAATGGTCAGTTGTGGGTATGGGCGCTCCCTGAGATTGACCCCTACGAACGTGTCTCTGACCGCTACCTTTGCGTGGTCGATGTCGGTGGACGCTCCTATAAGTCTGACTGGTCTGTTATCGTGGTGTTCGACCGCATATACATGGCCGATGGCGGCAAACCCGCTGTCGTGGCGCAATGGTACGGTCATATAGATATTGACCTCTTGGCGTGGAAAGCCGCCCAAATTGCCGCTTTCTACGACAATGCCCTGCTTGTTATCGAGTCCAACACTCTGGAGACTCACGACAAGGAGCGTAATGTTGAAGGTGATCAATCGCAATTCATACTAAATCAGATTAAAGAGGTGTACGGAAATCTATATGAACGCCGGCAATCCGAAGAACAGATTGTAGAGGGTGCACCCAAACGTTATGGATTTCACACTAATGTTTCTACCAAGCCGATGATTATATCTACTCTTGTCAAGATTATACGCGAAAATCTATACATTGAGCGTGACGAACGCTGCCTTGCTGAATATATTGACTATGAGAAGAAACAAAATGGTTCTTTTGGCGCTATTGCTGGTAAGCATGATGACCTGCTCATGACTCGCGCAATCGGTCTCCACATATGTTTCTACGAAATGGAGATTCCGAAGTTCATTAAAGTCAAATCTTCACACGGTCGACATAGGCATAAGCCTGTCTCTGCAGCCACATTTTAATAACTAATTCATTAAGCTATGAACATTTTCCACAAATTCTATGCTTCTATGAAACTCCGTGAAGCCATTCGTAAGGCTGAGGAAGCTCACAGCCGTTTTGGTCAACGTTTCTATGTGATGCCAACTTTCAACGGTTCGGGCAAGCTCGTAATCATGGACAGAAGCAATTTCCGCCGGCTCAAACAAAAACGTTACATCTCTGACCGTGCGCATGTCGCCGACCTCCATGCCGAATGTTTCTATTGCACCAGTGACCGCGCCGGAAATTGTCTCTCCGAGGAAGACCGCCGTCACAAGGTTCTGCAATACTTCTATTGGGTTGAGGCTGACCGTAAAGCTCATAAGACAACAAAGAGTAAAAAAGAGTAAAACCTATCGAATTTCTGCGCAAAGAGAGCGGGCAAGCACGAAGTTTGTCCGCTCTCTGTCTATCTCAATTCTCTTTATTGTTGTGGGGATGGTGCTGTTTGTAACATCCGCTGTGCAGCCGCGACATTATCCATGTTGGCTCCCTGCTGCACTTGCGCCAGCAACTGTGGCGACATCGCTTCCGGGGCATGCCCCTGCTCCAGTTGCTCTTTTTGGCTCTGTAGGCTTTGCAACAGGTCATCCGCAAACGGGAAGTCTCCATGCTCCAGCAATTGCTCCACGCTGATTGCGTGCGCCTCCCACAGCTTAATCAGTATGTCGTTAGCAAATTGACGAAAGACCGGGGTCGCGGTGCTTTCCTCTATGCTCAGGTCAAAATCCACGTCCCTGATCATTTTCGGGTCATACTCCACTTGAGCGTTCTTCCCTGCAATGTTGAATATCCGCTTAGTGTCGTAGAATTGCTGCATATTCTTTACAACCTTGGTCGCTCCGTCTTTCACGAAACTGCTGAACGACTCAAGTAGGTCAAGCAATGATGTGGTCGCGTTCTGGGCCTGTTGGTTGTATAGTGCCGCCGACTGGTTCGCATAACCGGGTTTCCCCTGCAATGCTCCGTTAACTCCCGATATGTCCTCGAAGAATTTTAGCTGTAGGTTCAACAAATCGGTTATCCCTATCTGTGTTGAATTGCTGTGTATCTGCTGTGGCGCAGGCACTCCCGCTTTCGGATGATACACGATGATGCCGTCAAACCGGCTCCATTCTTCCGCTATGTCATCCATCGAATACCCGTCAGGCAACGCACCTTCCGGAAACAGCAACGCACCTTTCGCACTCGCCCTCATTATGAAGTCATATAGCGTTATCAGACGGTTGGTATATCTCTGCTGGTCTATTACGTCCGCCACGAATGAGTGTACCTCGCCATCTATGAAGGGATATGCTTTGAATACATATGGATGGCTCTTGTGTTCGTAAGGGGTCTCACCCTCCTTCAGGATGTGGCCGAATGGTGTCAGATAGTAATAATACCAATATTGGTCTATTATCCACGTCGCACGTATCAGCGGTATATCATCCTCCGGTAGCCCTGCCGCTATCCCTCGCTGCAGCCGGTCTCGGTTCACTGTAGCTACCATTTCTTCGTAGTCCTCTATCTCTATCTTGTAAACATCACCGTCATTGTAGTCGTGGCAGCGGTAGCGTGGCTTTGACTCTTTGCGCCATACTTCTATTACCCTACATCGCGTGGGGTCGTTCGTGAATAGGAAGTCGTAGTTTTCCAGACGGCTGTAGCCGAACCGCTCTGCATAATTGCACAGGTTCTGTTTGCTGTGCGCGTAGCTGTATATATCTTTGTAGCGCCGGTAGTCTGCCGGACTCTCTGCAAACTGGCTGCACAAGGTATCAAATGATACGTCATGCACCTCCCCCAACATTGACACGTCCCATCCCCTGAAATCGCGCATATTGTTATCAATAAAGAAATTGTTCGGGTTCACATAGTCTGTCCAGCAATCCAATTTCTCGTTACGCCAACCGAAACTATTCCGGTGTATAATCATTCCACCAATCAAAAACTCTTCCATCGTGCGCGCATACACCTCGGTCAAACGGTTCAGCTGCATGTTGCACTGTAATATCGTAGTCATTGTCTCCCCAAGTTTCTGCTCGTCACGATCTCGGGCATAACACGTCGGCTCTTTAGCCTGACTACGGTACACACCAAGCACATTCCTTACCAAACGTCTGATAAGGTTATTCTTCAGCGGTATGTTGCCTTGCCGAATGATATACTCTTCTTCGTTCATGGTGCAGCCGTCAACGGTGATGAGGTCTTTCCATTGGTCACCGTAGGTATATCGCTTGTTTCGCTCTCGGTCTCGCCTGAACTGGTCCATATTATTCCAGTATTGTTGGGCCTCCATCAATATGTCAAACGCACGGCGGTCTCCTCTCCGCTCTCGCTCCCACGCCACTGTGTCCATTTCGCTGGCCTCGCGTGGTCGCACTCTGCTCATGCGCATCAGTCTTTCTGCCATATCTTATTGATTAATATTGTTAAGGTAGAGGCAAAGTTACTTCACATTGCCTCTGCCATTGTTTTATCTATGTCTATTCGCCATCTCCTTTTAAATACTCTTTCGGGTTGTGCAGGGCATTGACTAACTCTCGCATTACCTCGTAGAGTTCTGCTTCGGCTTCTTTCTTTTCGGTCTCGTCTGCGGCTGCCGACACTTCCTCGCGTAATGCGTCGATGTCCGATTTGAATTCGTCAAAGATTTGCCAACGCAGATATTTGTCGGAGTTATACAGGAGGTCAACCTTTTCGGCATATTTCATAATGCCTTCGTCGGCTGCGTTTTCGTAATTCTTTATCAGCTTGCCTACTTGGTTGTATTCTTGCTGATATTTGAAATACTCGTTACGGAGCTTGCGGTTGGCCGTGCGCTCGTCGCCGGTCTTAACTACTCGATTAGCGATGGGGATGTTGCGCCACTCGAATTCTCGGTCACCGAACATTGTCTCGCCGGTCTTCTTGATTTTCATCGGGAATGTGAATAATCCTCCGAAAGTGCCGTTGAGAAGATATTCAAGTTTTGCCGGGTTGATGTCGATTGACCCTTTGACGTAATCGTCGCCTCCGCTTGTTTCGTTGAGCCACTTGGCGAAGTCCACAAGGTGTTGGTCGGTGCTTTGCAGAGCCTTTGTCCATTCGGGGGCATCCTTGTTGAAAGGCGTATCCTTTGAGACAGGCAAACCAGTCCATCCCTTATTCATGATGTAGGCTTCAGTGAATGGCTTTGCCAAACTTGGGATGAACGGTGACACACCACCGCCACCCTCGAGCATATCGAGCGGCATTATCTGACTTACTTGTGATGCAGCGTGGTAAGCTAGTTCTTTGTCGCTGTATTGCTCGTTACCACTGATAACTCCACATGCCAACTCTCCGAGTCCATACAGTGAACGGAACTCGATAGGCAGAGGTATTGTTACCCATTGCTCACCGGCTTTGAAGCATATGTTGCTGCGACGGATATATTCGGGCAGATTGTAGTATGCGTTCTTGCCGTCATCGTCTCCGTCACCGCCTCCTAACATCTGAGCGAGTAGCGGTATCACAAAACCAAGAGCGAACAAAGCTGACGCGGCCACGGCTGCTTTACTGGGATGGCGCACGGCATTACGCCCGAAGTTTGTCATACCTTGTACACCGGCGTTCCAGAATACATAGGCGATGCGTCCACCGCCACCGAGATACGAACCAAATTTGCCGAGTTTAGTCTGACCGACGGCATTAACCATCTTGCCGCCGCTACCTTTCTTATTGAAGTTTACGCTGATTTCTTTCGCGTCATAGATAGAACGGTCGATACTGCGCCCAAACTCTCGTGAAGTGAGGAATGCCGCAAAACGTGCGCAGTTTTCAGCAGAGCGGTTCAGCAGTTCCAACTGCATGCCAAGCGCGCTCCACGCCTTACGACCGACTGAGCCTTGTTTCTTCAACTCTTCAGTTATGGTCTTTTTGTGTCCCTCAATGTCTTTAACCGAGGTGTAGCCGGTCTCGCCTCCGTTGATCATAAACTCATAGAAAGCTTTTTCAAGCGGATTGCTGCGGCTGAGAGTACCGTTGGTCCACTTGCCTAGCAGTTTGCGCATTATTGCCGGATTCACTCTGCCAAAATTCTTGTGGAATTTCATAGCGTAGCGTGGATTCTCCTTAACCCACGTTATGCAGTTGGAGTAGAGCATATCACGGAAGAAGTTGCTGACAACGAAGTCCGGGTTACGCGTGGTGTAGAATGCCGACAGCTGGCGGTTCACATATTCACCAAGTTTCAGCATATTGCCTACAACGCCGCTGGTCTCTACATCAGGATTGGTAAGTCCGTTGAGTGCCTGTGCTGCGCGAGGGTTGCCGTTGATAGTGACAACGAATGTGCGACCGTTGCGCTTAATCAGCACTTGATGCTCTCGGAGATTGCCTTTTACTGCCTTGTAGGGGATGTTGGCTGCTTCGCGCCCACGCTTATATTTGTCGGGTTCAGCCTTAGCAAGTGCCTCTATCTTCGCGTCGAATTTCTCAACCTCTGCCTCGACTTCCTCTGCGGTCATATCGGGAGTGAGGTCTGCGAATTGAGGAGTCCATGTGTCGGTTGCATCGTCGTATGCAAACCACATGTCCTTGACCGAGACTGCATCGCTCTGATGATTCAGCACGAAATTGAGGAAACGCTGTTTCATTACATTACGGTTGCCCTGACGGATTGCATCGTCGGCCATCATTGCGATGGTGGCGATTGGGTCGTCTGCCTTACTACTACGTCCGTATGCACTCTTCATCACGCTGCCGTTGAGCGGCCCGTCGTGGCTTGTTAGATAACCGTACACCTCTTCGCTTGTGGTTTCATCCCAACCTCGTAAAGGTATGTAGTATTCGTACATATCGCGCACTTTCTCAAAGGTCTCTTGGCTGAGGATGCCGCTCAATCGCAGTTTTTCAAGAGTTTCTTTAGTGGCGTTGTTGATAGCATTCCAGACTTCGGCAGTATCGTGTCCTGATTCGTAATCGTCCACATACTTCTTTGCCTCGTCCTCCGCATCTTTCCAATTGGCTTTGCCTGTAAGTGCGGTGAGACCTGCGAAGTCGCGGTCAGTGTCCTCGCCATTAGCGGCGGCTTCTGCGCGCATCTTGTCGTTACGCTCAAGGCCATGTTTGGCCATAAGGTAATCAGTCAATGCCCTACGCTCGACATCGCTCTTGCCGGTGAGTTTGCCGATGGCTTCAATCAGCGGTTTCATATAGCGAGTGAAATACACAAATTGCTCTCCGGCGTTGGCACTGCTCATTCGGTTCTCATAGAGGTAGGCGTTCTCGAATCCGGGAATCTCTTCCATCTTGGTCTTGCTGCCAAGGATAGCTTTGTAGAGTGCTTTCAGTCCATTCATAGAGTCTTGCGTTGCCTCTCTGAACTGGAAGCTGCCACTTGCACACATGCGGTTATACTCGCTTCGTGCAATCGCCTTGTCTCGCGGTGAGAAGTCTCCATCACGGAAAAGATTGTCCTCGCCGCCCGGACGTGTCCAATCGTGGCCCCAGCGTCCATTCTCGGCCATCTTCGCCCGCATAGCCTCACGAGCGGCAATTGCCTCAACGTCGCCATAGGCTGCGGCCAATGAGCCGGAGTCCTTCATATTCTTGTAGCTGCTCCACAAGATGTAGCGCAGTTCGTTGTCGGTCAGTGTCACGCCTCGTCCGGCATATCCCTCGAAACCTAACTTATCGAGCATATCGAGGAACAGTCTCTTAATGCGACTCCACCAACCGCCATAGTTTTTAGCAGACTCAAACTCGGTATCTTCTGCGAGATTTGCGAGATATTCTTCCGTAGCGGTGCGGAAGTCCCAACCGTTATGCCGTGCCATTTCGGTTATCTTGGCTCTGATTTCGGGGTCTGCTGCTTCATATACATTGTCGAGGAATGTGTTGAAGCGGTCACCGAACAGATGCCGCAGTCCGAAGTGTGCCACAGCCTCGTGAAGTAGTGTCTTCTCCACGTCGGCGACACTAACATTGTTGCCAAGTATGATTGTAATTTTGCCTGTGCGCTTGTTGAATACGCCTTTGGACTTCGCCTTGCGTCCACTTAACTGTGAGCCATCCTTTATAAACTCCACATTGTCGAGATGCAGACGCTCGGCCAATTCTTTGACGTGTTCAGCCATACGCTTGCGCTCACGAGTGGCAAACTCTTTGCGCTGCTTGGGTGTGCGTATGCTTTTGCCCCACGCCTTGCTCCATGGGTCACCCTCAAAGCTTACGGCATCATCAGAGATTGCTTTGTAGCCCTCGCGCTGACGTTCTTGCAGTTGGGTGTTCAGTGCCTCTATCTGCTCGTCTGTAACTGCTCCCTCTTGCCGTTTCTGTGGCTCTCGTCCGGCTTCGCGTACCATAGCGTCAACCTCCGTAGGTGTCAACAGACGGTTTACTTTCATCGCGCCGGTGATTATCCACGGGTCGGTCTCCGGGTTGGGATTGGTGCGGTAGCGGTATGAGCCGTTCTTAGGCACACGCGGCAGGCCGGCATAGCTATGTTGGAACTTGCCGTTGGCGTTTACGCCGTAGCTCATTGCCTCTTTCTGGTAGTCCACATCGTAGGCATACTCTACCTCTGCCCATACGAAGTTGGCGGGGAAGAGTTCTTTTTCTCCTGTCTCCTCGCTCTTTCGATTGAATTGCAAAGCATAGGGTATCACTCCCAAGTGCCATCCGGGACGATATGCGAGTTTTCCGCTGCCGCCTTGTGTACCTTTACCTCCAGCTTTCACCTGCTGACGGCCGGTCTTGCTCGTTCCTGCTACGGGAGCGGCATCGGCATCGAGCCATACACCCACGGGGGTTGCTTCCCCTCCGGGGTTGGCTACCATCGGCGGATATAGCTTGCCATCTTTTAGCACGAACACTTTATAACCTTTGCCAGTCTTGCTTGGTGGAGCATCCTCGCGGAGTCGGAATAGTTCTTCATTCTTGCTTGGCATCGCGTCGGTCAGCTTAGACTGCTCCAATACGGAAACATTGTATGGCGCACGGCTCAGCATCTCGACAACGGCTTTGATATTGCCGGGCGAGATGTAGGCAATCATACTGCTCCCCTTTGTAACGAAGTTATTGCCTTGCACGAGTTCGAGCAACTCTTTACTCATGGTGTACTTTCCTCCGCGCTGCTTGCTCTTAGGTACGCTTATCCTGTAGTCTCCACGATGTTGATATCCGAATGATTCTCGCTCGATTGTTACATCGCCATCCTCGCTTGCGATAGCGTGTCCGTCAAGAATCTCTTCCAACTTGTTCTTCAGCGGTACGCCGGTCTTCAAATCTCTGGGCTTGAATTTCTCGCCCATCAATATGCCTTGTCTGGTCTCACCGTCAACAGTTGAGAAGCTGATGAGGTTACCTTTAGTGTTGACTCCCTTTTCAGTATCTACGAGTGCTTGGAGAAGATTACCAGTGATGATGTAACGTGTCTGACGTGTCTGTGTGGGTACTTTACTGTCCCAATTATCCATCGTCAGTCCCTGCAATGCCTTTGGCGAATAGCGGTAACCCATCATCGT